TGTCAATATGAAAACATACTCATCAAAAGATACGATTGTTGAAAAACAAGATATTGGTTACGAGGTAATGGATGTTGATACCGAAACTCGTAGAGTTAAAGCAGTTTGGGCTAGAACAGGAAACATTGATTTAGATAATGACATTATAGTTCCTGAAGCCTTTACTAAGACTCTAAAAGAAAGAGGTCCAGCAGGTAAAAACTTAATATGGTCTTTAGTTGACCATTGTGCTGAAATGGAAGCCGTAATAGGTAAGCCAGAGCAATTATACATTGAAGGAGATATGCTTATCGCAATCACTCCAATAGTAGAAACTGAGAAAGGAGAAGATATGATTAAGATGTACGATGCAGGTCTTATCAATCAGCATTCAATTGGATTTAGTACAATTAATTCAAGCGTAGATAAAAACGGAATAAGAACAATAAGTGAACTTAAACTTTACGAAGGTAGTGCAGTATTATGGGCAGCAAACCCAGAGACTCCAACTATCTCAGTAAAGAGTGAATTTAAAAGAGAGCAATTAGCAAATAGGCTAGAGAAACTCTTGAAAGCGTTTAAAGGTGGTCGTTTCACAGATGAGACCTTTGCGTTGATGGAGATTGAAATAAAAAGGATTCAATCAGAATTATTAGAAATTGAAATCATTAAAGAAATCACTCAGACCGAGCAATCATCTGAGCCGATAATTGAGGAAATTAAAAACAATGATGAACAAGTCCTGAAGGCAATTAAAGAATTTAATAAAATATTAAAAAAGTAAAAATGGAAAACATTATTAACGAAATGGCTGAGAACCTTAAAGGTTTTCAAGCTAACATTGAGGCTAAGTTAGAAGAAACTAAAGCTGAGATTAAAGTTGTAAGAGATGAAGCACAAAAACAATTTGATGCTCAAGCTGCTGCAACAAAAAAAGCTGCAAAGCGTGAAGTAAAACATCTTGATGAGGTTATCATTGAGAAGTTAGATGGTAAATTGGATGAGATGGAGAAATCAATGAAATCAAATGGTAAATTCCGTTTAGATTTAAGAGATGTAAAGTCTATGACTTTAAGTGCAAGTTTAACAGGAGATGCTCAAGCATCTTATGCTCTTAATGCATCTGTATTGCCAAGTCAAGCAATCAACTTTAGAGATTTAATCCCTACTGTTCGTTCTGAAAGTGGTTTGTATGTATTCTACAAAGAAACTGCAACAACTAACAACATTGCTGCTCAAACTGAAGGTTCAAACAAAGGTGAGAACAACTACGCATTAAGCGAAGTGAAAGTAGTTAATGACTACATCGCTGGTTTCTCAACTTTCTCTAAGCAAATGGCTAGAAGTTTACCTTTCTTGAGTACAACTTTACCAAGAATGTTGACTAGAGATTTCTACAAAGCTGAGAACGCTGCTTTCTTTGCAACTGTATCTGCTGCTGCAACTGGTTCTACTACAACTGCTGAGACTGTTGATTTAAAGCAATTAGTTGACTATATTGGCAACCAAAAGAGTGCAAACTTTGTATCTTCTGTTGCTTTAGTAAGCCCTGCACAATTAGGTCGCTTATTGAAAGAAACTATCACTGCTGGTTATTATGCTGGTTCTGGTAGTGTTATCGTTAATCCTAATGGTGGTATGACAATATGGGGAACTCCAGTAATTGCTGCATCTTGGGTAACTGATGATAAGGTTCTTATTTTAGATAACAACTTTGTAGAAAGAATTGAGGTTGAAGGAATGGCTATTGAGTTCTCTTATGAGAATGCAAGTAACTTCCAACAAAATATGGTTACTGCTCGTATTGAGTGTTATGAAGATATTAACTTAATGCAACCAACTTCAGCTATTTATGCTGACTTAGGAAATGTATAGTTCTAATCTTACATAGATATAAAGACCCCTTGCTATTTAGTAGGGGGTTTTTTATTATAAATAATGTAAATTTGTAAAAAAGATATATGGCATATTCTAATTTTATTATAGATTTTACTTTAACCGATATAGGTACTGTGGTTGAACCAGTAACATTAGCAGAGGCTAAATTGTATTGCAGAGTAACTACTTCCGTTGATGATAACCAAATCTCTTTAATGATTAAACAAGCAAGAGAAGCCATTGAAGTAGGTACAGGCTTGAGTTTAATACCTAAGACTGCCGTAGTTTGGTTTACTAATTTTAATGGTGGTTTTAACCTTCCTTATGGACCAGTTAATAGTTTTACTTCATTAATAGATGAAAATAACGATACAATAGTAGCTGCTGATTATACTTTAGTAGGTGGTAAGTTCCCACAATTACAAAGACCTCCTCTTAGGAATTTAAAGGCTACTTATGTGGTTGGATATGCAACTGTCCCTAATGACTTAAAAATTGCTATTTTAGACCAAGTAAGCTACGATTACGAGAATAGAGGATTAGATTCAAATACAGGTATTTGTGAAAAGTCTTGGAAAGCCTGTCAACGCTGGACAAGAATAAGCCCAATATTATGAGATTAGGAAGCAAGAAAGCAAACTATGTTGATGCCAATACTATGTACTCGGAAATAGGCTTGTATGTGCCTACAAGGACTACTGATGGGCAAGGTGGGTACACGACTACCTTTGCCTTGCAAGAAGTTGTATTTGGCGATTTTAGACCTATGGATGAGAATAGAGCCTTACTAGAAGCAGAGTTAAGTTTTACTCGTATGGCTAAGTTATATATCAGGTACGATGTAACAATCAATAATAACTACCAAATAGAGGCTGAAGGAGAGATGTACACGATTCATTCAATAAAGGATGTAGAGAATCAGTTTAGATTTTACGAAATAATAATGTACGCATAATGGCAGGGATATTTTTTAATGTTACTGAGTTTGATGAGGCAATAATTAAGTTAGAAAGCCTAACTCAAAAACTTAAAAATCAAATTATTGATGAAACAAATGCATCTGCATTAAAGATTCAATCAGAAGCTAAAAAGAATGCTCCTGCTAACTTTGGAACATTAAGAGGTTCAATACATTTAAAAGAAGAAGGGGGAATAGATAAGAAGGTTTACATAGTTGGTTCGGATTTATCCTATGCACCTTATGTAGAGTTTGGCACAGGAGGGAAGGTTAATACTCAAGGATATAATGAATTTGCTAATACCTTTAAAGGTAAGACTGGTGGTACATTTCAAGATATGATAAAAGCATTGGTATTGTGGGTAAAGAGAAAAGGTTTAGTAGGAGTATCAAAAGGCAAAAAAGGTTCAAATAAACAATATGAATCAGCAGCTTATGCAATAGCATTAAGCATATTAAGGAAAGGAATTAGACCACAACCTTATTTAATACCTGCTTATGAGACTGAAGTTTCATTACTAAAAAATAAAATTAAAAATATAGTAAATGCTCAATCCTAACATAGAAATAAAGAAGTGGTTTTATACCGAATTAGTTAGTGCTACTAGCTTAGGTGTTTACGATGGTTTTGCTCCAGATGGAGTAGGCAATGAATACATTATTTTAGATGGCAGAAGTTCAAGCCAAGAACAAGGCAAAGCAGGTTATACAAATGCTATCACAATCATAGTTGACATTGTTACAAAAAATGCTAACTTTGGCTATAAACGAGCTGAAGAAATAAGCAATTTAGTGTTGGCTGACATAAATTCGGATACTACAATTACTTTAAGCAACGGATTTACTTCCTCTGCTTTAAGTGTTCAAAGTGTTAGAAATTTAGATGGCTTAAACCCTATTGATAATGTCTTTAGAACGATTATAACATATAATATAATAATAACTCAAAATTAAATAAAATGGCAGAAACAAAAGTATCAGCAAGGGACTATATCCTATTAGCTGACATAGACAACGATGCGACTTTCAAACCAGTTGCTTGTCTTACAACTAACTCAATGACATCAACTGTTAACACTATTGATGCAACTTCAAAATGTGGAGACCAATATCAAGCTGGTCCTTCATTTACTCAGTCTTTCAAAGGCGATGGTTTTGCAATTGATGAAACAGGAAGTCCAAGTAAGGATTCTTACCAACAATTGTATGCTGCTCACGCTGCAAAAACTGCTTTTAATATGAAGATGGGTAAAGCAACTCCAACATCTGGAGATGTTTTCTATTCAGGTCAAGTATTTATTAGCGATTTTGAAGTAAATGCTGCTGATAAAGATGATGTTAAATTTACTGCGACTTTCGTAGTTACTTTACCACCATTAACACAAACTGAACAAGCGTAAATCAATAACCTATGTTTGAATTAAGACTAAACAACAACACAATTCAATTAAAATGGGGTACTTGGTCAATGCGTGAATTTTGTAACGAACGAAATATCACAATAGACAAATACTTTGAAGTTTTAGGTAGTAATCAATTTGATTTAGATATTATTGTTAAATTAATACATATCGGTTATAAATCGGCTTGTATTAGTAATAAACAGGAGATTGAATTTACTGAAAACGATGTTTGCGATTGGATAGATGAAATAGGCTCAATTTTTCAAGCTGAAGGGCAAGTACTAGCTTACTTAAAGTATATTGTGCAAAACACAGTAACGGCAGTTCAAGGTACTCCTAAAGAAGA